TCTTGTGGCATCGTATGTATAACCAGTAATCTCAAAAGACATACGTGGTAAAGTTGTATATGTATTATTCTTTAACTCTGGGTCTTGTTCAATTCTTACCAGCCACTTTTCTTTTGGCGCATAAGCCAATGGAACTTGAACACGTTGAACTGTTGTTCCTGTTACAGAATCGCCTTCTTTGCGATCAATATAAATGTCGCTGAATAAACGACCAAACGCTACAATGCTTTTGCGAATAATTCCGTGATAGTAAACTTGATTATTTAACATTATACACCCACATCACCGAAAGGATTATTTTCTGAAAATAAGATATCTGTAGCTTCTTCTTTAAAGGTGTTATTGTCGCCAAAAGAATCGGGTTTATCAATATCAGCTTCAATTACAGCAGTTGCTGCAGCATTACTTCCGCCACCTCCAGTAAATGCTATTGCAGGTGGTATTTGATATCCAGTTCCACCATTGGTTACGTCTACACGAATAACTTTATTTGCAGTAGAACCACTACCCAGAACAGCAGTTGCTGTTGCACCAGTACCAGTTCCAGAAGTAATTACAACAGTTGGAGCTGTTGTATATCCAGATCCTTGGGTTGTTACTTCTATAGATTTAACATATCCAAACGCACTTCTTGTGGTATTCGTACTGAATGTTTTTAATGATTCAAATGTATCTACAGCTGCAAGACCAGTATCAATACGCTCAGAGCTGTATTGGAACAATTCAACTTGTAGTTTATATACATATAACTTACCAAGCTGATAAAATGGATCTTGGTGTTGAACGAACTTAACTTCGAACAATCCCTTTGATAATGGGAAATAAATTAAATCACCCTCGCATGGACGATTGGGAAGAATAGTTGCACCATAGCGACCAATAAATTGTTCCCAACGACGTCTTGCAACTACAAGAGTTGCAGACTGTTCCATCATTAAACCAAACTTCTGAATAAACGCACCTTGCCCAGCAAAGTTATCTACGTTTTCAAAATACATTTCAACTGGAAATGCACTTTTAAATTCTGATAGGCGATCTTCGCCCAGCACATCATCTTTTGAAACTAAAGTTCTTGGAATATAAAAAACCTCTTGACCATAAATGCGCAGAGACTCAATGATCAGATCTTCTACTAGATGCTGCTCATTCTTAGTTCCATGAGAAAAATAAACATTAGTTGTAGTCATGTTATCCTAGGAAAAACTCGAGCGGAGCAGATTTATTTTGCAATTCATCTTCTAACTCTTTAATTTCTCCTACTGCTTCGTCATACAATTTATCGCCATCCAAAGTAACACCACCTGGAAGCTGAATTCCTGAAAACTTTTTAATGTTTGTTGCCCATTGTTTTTTAAATAGAGCAGTAACATATTTTTTTAACCACGATTCGTTCCATGCTTTAGAGAACTCAGTTGGGTCTAAAGCACGATATGCTTCGCAAACAATAATTCCACCCTCAACTACATCAGTACCCCATTTTAAATCTATGTGTAATCTATTTTGAAGACGATTAAATCTATACATCTGTGGACCATTTAATTCCATATCCAACAATGCAATGTGCGACATTACAGTTTTGTAATAGATTATAGATGTTGATGTCAGATCGTAAAGATCGTGTAAACGAAGTTGATATTGAATATCAAAAAGACTTTTAGATGAGGATGTCTGTGATACAGGAACTACACGTGTAATCCCATATACTGCATCTGCAATAGGAATATACTTATTTGTAATATCAGCTGCTGTGACAGTATGCTTTAGATATACTCGTTCAATACCATCGTAGTGATATTGCTTCCAATATTCTAACGCTTCATCGATGCGATCTTCTAACTGATCGTCATCTACGTTGATCTCTAATACTGGAGCACCTAATGCTCTTAAACAGTATTCTCTCAACCCCTGTCTAGAAGTTACTACTGCCATTTTACTCTCCTAGTTTGGCTTTTAGTGCATTAACCTCTGCAGAAAGTTCTTGAACTGCCTTAATTAAAACAGAAACCATTTGCGAATAATTAACAGTTTTGTATCCATCGCTTTCGCCAACAAACTCAGGTAGAATTGCTTCCACTTCTTGTGCAATTAAACCAACTTCATGATTATCATTTCTGTCATATTGAACAGAACGTAATTGCAAAACTTTATCTAAACCATATGAAGAATCTTCAATGTTAGACTTTAATCTTGCGTCAGAAGAAGTTTGGAAAGAACCACCAGTAATTTGTCCTGAAGCTGTAAATGAGCTTGTAGTGCTAACCGCATCTGTAAACGTTCCAGTTGTATGAGATGCTGGACCACCAGAAATACCACTGGAAGAAGTGATCAATCCTGATACGCTTAATGTTGAACTTAAAGTTGTTGCGCCAGTTACGCCTAGAGTGCCACCAATAGTAGAGTTTCCAGTACCAATAATTCCACCAAGACGTAGATTATCATATGTTGCACCAGTGAAGTCATATACGTTTCCTGGAGCAGCTGTAGTGTTGGAGAACAATCTCCACTCACCAGAAGATGCTTGTTTAACTAAACCTGTTTTTTTGCTTCCACTAGAAACATAAGCACCAATAATACCGATGTCGATTGAGTTTCCAGCATTATCAGAAGCAAGATATAATTGTGGAGTTGTAACAGTCAGTGATTGACTGTTTGTAGTTGTTGTAGTACCAGAAACAGATAAGTTACCTGAAACAGTTAAATTTCCACCTACGTTAGCTGCGCCAGCTATACCAACACCACCATCAACGACTAAAGCACCTGTTGTTGTAGAACTTGATGCTGTTGTAAGTTTAACATTAAGAGAAGTTCTATTCCATTTACCTGCATATACAGATCCGTTTGTGCCAGCATTTTGCACGTAGAAATCTAAATCTCCGTTAGCTGCACCCGCAGAAGTTTCTGCAAGAATATAGGTGTATGCATTAACTGATTTAACACCACCAAGTGACGACCAAGCACCAGAAGAATATCCCTCGAATGTAGATTGAGTAGAGTTATAACGAATCATACCGACTGCTGGAGAAGCAGGTCTCTGAACAGTAGTACCAACTGGAATTGTCCAGTGGCTAGTTCCAGTTGCAGCAATAATGTCAAGACCAGCTAAGGAAGTAGAAGAACTACCAAGAGAAATAACAGTAGAACCAACTGTAACGTCAGCAGTCGCCCATCCTGGAGCATAACCAGCACCATTCGACTTCAAGAATGTTCCTGATGCGCCAGCAGTAATGAATGTAGTTAAAGAAGAGTCTTGCTGAATAACTAACTGTCCTGCAGAACCACCAGCCACGTTAGTGGCATATGTAGCATTAACAGCAGTACCTGTTTGTAGACCAGTTGAGTTAATCCAAGATGGACCAGCAGAACCACCTGAAATAAGAACTTGTCCAGAAGTTCCTGCAGCAGATAAATTAATACCTGTAGCAGTACCATAGGCAACAGCACCAGCGACAGGTGTAATGGCAGTATTAGTTCCGCCATATTGCAATGACACTGGACTACCATTCCAAACAGAACCAGTACTGTGGGTTTTATTCAGAACTGTCTGCGTTGCATTTGTAGTTAACGCAATAGAACCACCACCAGCAGTTACGCCATCGTGGATTCTAAGTGTTTTAACTTCAGTATCATAGGTCAACTCGCCTACTGCGCCAGTGAACGCATTATTCTGAGTGGTAGTACCTCGTCTAAATTGTACTTGTGTTGCCATAGTTTTCCTCTAATTTTTATCTTATATTTAGGCTTGGGCTTCTGTCCAGAATAAGTTTACGTTCACTTTAGCATTACCACTACCTAAGTTTTTAACTACAACGGCTAAAACGTCTGGACCATCAGGATAGTTACTATAACCACCAATAGCCGAATTTGATAGTTCTTTTAGTTTTGTTAAGTCAATCTCAGCAAATCCTCCTGGAGGTCCAAGAGTTGCGAAAATCTGTTCTCCTGGAGTTGCTTCAGTAGTAGTGCTTGTAGAGATCTGAGCAAAAGAAGGTTGTGAACCTAAAGCTGCTTGGTTTACGTTTTCCCACGAAAGAGTAGATGCATCAATATTACCTGGATTTAACATACCAATTAACTGAACAGATTGGTCTGTTGTAATCTGTAATTTTTCCAACAATAATTGTGAACGATTAATCAAATCTCTATCTCCGAAGTCAGCAGCAATGGAGTTTGAAACTGATGGAGCCAATCTAATAAAGAATACAGTTTTTGCAGCACCTGCGTTAATTGTATTGGATAAAGAAGCGTAGTTAAAATAGTATCCACGATCAGTATCAAAATTACCGTCCATAATATATGAAGAACCCCAGTGGTTAATTAATGGTGAGCAAGTTACACTCATTAATCCAACACCCTGTTGTCCATTTCCTTCACTATGAGCAAAAGCTGGTCTTCCTGTAAATGTTCTATTTAAACCACCAACGAATTGAGTGATGCTTGAACCTCTAGTACATCCAGTTAATGTATTTCCTGTTTTACCAGTGTATTGAATTAACTCTCCTTCTAGGTTAAGTACTCCACCAGTAGCTGGGTACCTAGATGCGTCTTTAACTGTAATGGTTGTTTGAGTTGCGTCTACATTTTCAGTTAACGTAGACGCAGCGATTTCATTAATAACTTGATAACGAATAGTTGAGTTACCAGTACGCATGTACGCTTCATCATTAACGTTATTCTGTTTCATTCTATGTACAGGAATCATGTTACCATCAGATCCACGAATCATCCAATCAATAAAACCAGCACCATACCAAGAGAATTGAATACCGATCATCTGCATTTTACCTAGATTAATCTTATATCCAGATTCTCCAGTTCCATCTATCTTATCAATATTAAATTGAGATTGAGGGACACGTGTATCTCTAATTACCGTATATTTTACTTTACCTGACGGATTAATGCCACGATATGGAGGATTAATAGTTAATGCTGTATCGCTACTAATAGATGCAACTTTATATGTCATACCACGAATAATAATATTACTACCCGCACGTAACTGTTGAGTGAAACGACTATTCGTGCCAGTAACTGATTGAGATCCTGGAGTACAAGCAACATATCCTGATAATTGATATGTACCTGAACGCTTACCTACAGCAAGTTCTTGTCCATCAAATTCCCAGAAAACTCCGTTTTGGTCATCGAATGGACCGCAACGAACAGTGGATCCATGCCAGCCTACAACTGTTACACGTGGCAAGTCAGTTAAAACTGCTGTGGCAGATTCCAATGTATTAGAAGCTGAGTATGTAAATGTTTGTTCGTTAACAACGGAAGTAATACCGTATGTTCCATTATAACCTCCAGTAATAACACCTGCAATAGTAACAGTTGCACCAACTTGACATCCATGGTTAGTTTCGCACGTTACTGTAACAACAGATCCTGGAACTGTACCATTAGCTGAGATTTGATCTAAGTTATGTACTGGGCAGAATAAAACACCAGAAGTGAACATAACACCTTTACCTGATTGGTAACGGATATATTTTTTAGTTTGACGAATAGCAGATGCGCCATTTGATGGACTAAATGGTCCAAGAATAATACCTCCATCAAATGGACGATGGATAGAAATAGCGTCTGAACGAACGAAAACTTTTCCATTCAATCCTGTATTAGAAACTGATCCGCCAACTCGAGCAGTATATGTAAACGTAGTTGGGTTAACAATAGTTTCTAAGAAAAAGTTTCCTGAAATTAAATTATGATTAGTTCCATTGGAAGTATTAATTACAGTAATTGGAGATCCTGGAACCAGACCATGGTTGGCTGATAATGTTACAGTAATCTTCGATGGGTTAACACCATCACTGACAATACTCGTCACTGGCATTTGTGCACCAGCATAGAAACCACCACGACGACCATAAGTCGCACTACCGAACATAGTTTGTCCGTTAGTCCCAACAATACCCTTAGCATAATATGTAAATGTTGTAGAGTTTGGAACACTGGCAACGATAAACGCACCTTCTGCTCGTGCATAGTTTAATACAACAGAAAGACCATGAAGAATAACTGGATCGCCAACTAAGAGACCATGTGGTGCTGTAGTTGTTACGGTAATAATCGAAGGAGTTGCTCCGTCAGTAGTTACGTTAGAAATAAACAAGTCAAGTCCAGGTTTTTCAAAGATACCTGGAATATTTCTAATAGAAGAATAGTTCTGCCACTTTGTAGTTTGTAGACCATACTCAAAGTCAGCGTCAATCATCGCCTGAGGGTTTGCAATACGGATACGTTCAATAGCATCTGTACCGAATGCATATGGTCGAATGATAGTACCTTGATAACTAGGAGCGTCAGTGTAGATTGCCAAAGAATGTGTAGATAACATCTCTGATGTATCTTTTGTCAAAGTAATGGTAGTTACTCCATCATAAGCAGTATTGAATGTATCAGCATCATCAGCATTAAATGATATGGTTGCACTGCGTGTAGGATCTCCTAACGCATAGATGTTTTCTTGTGTACTTTTATTTGTAATAACCAATAGTTGATTTAAGTCAACTTTTCCAGGAATCTTAATTGTTCCTTGGTTAACTCCACCTGGAGTAAAAATATATTTTTCTGCTAATGCACGAGCCATAGTTTATCCTTTAGAATCCAAAAATAATAGAGTAAGCAATATAATCTGATTTAACAGATTGATCCAAGTTATTCAATGACACAATACCATCCAATCGTAGTTGTCCCATATCATAAACAAAAAACGCAAGCTGAGTAACAAGTCCAAGATCTTCAGTAATACCGATACTTGAATCGCTAACTTCTCCCAAATCACTCATTGCTTGAGGAGCAAAAACAGCAGAAGCTACAGCAACGTCATTGTTAGCATTGACCCACTGGGATCCATTAAACTTAAGAACCTGCTGTGCTTGCGGAGAATTAATTACAACGTCATCAAGACCATCTAATGTAACTGTTGGAGCAGGTACATTAATAACACCAGTAGATGAATTGTATGTTGCTCCACCACTGACACTAATAGCAGCTCTTGCTCTAGCGTCTGTAAAGTATTTATTCGTTCCTTCAGAGAGGTCTGAAGTAGATTTTGATCCTAAACGATTATCAAATGCAGTATTAGCTCTAGTGGTAGTGAAATAAAGGTTAGTAGAACCTTCTGTAACACTATCTGTAGTTGGATTACTATAACTAATTACACCAGTAGTTGAGTTATAAGATAAGTTGCCACTGGCACTAATAGCACTTCTTGCTCTCGCATTAGTGAAATAAAGATTAGTTCCTTCAGCTAAGTTTGTAGTTGACTTAGTTCCAAGCCAAGTATTTGCTGTAGAAGTAAAATCTGCAGTATTTAATTTGGTACCAACTAAAGTAGTTAGCGTAGAAGCATAGTTTGGATCGTTGCCAATTGCTGTCGCTAACTCTTGTAAAGTATCTAATGTAGCAGGAGTAGAACCTACTAAGTCTGCTACCTTTGTATTAACATAAGTTTGTGTTGCGATAGTGGATGTATCTACAGCAATCGCACCAGTGCCACTGTTATATGAAATACCAGTTCCAGCTGAATGAGCAGCTCTTGCACGAGCATCTGTATAATAAAGATTGCTTCCCTCAGCAATATCTGAAGTAGTAGCTTGTGCACCTACTGTAGCACGACCTTTAGTATCAACAGTAATCTTGGTGTAAGTTCCAGCACCGATACCAGTTGCTGCCAGAGTCGCATTAGTTATATCTGCGCCAGTGGTTCCAGATAATGTTAAATCGCCACCAGTAACAGCAATAGAACTTGAAGGAATGAATACTGCAGTTGTAGAAACACCAGTTACCAAACCTTTAGCATTTACAGTGATAGTTGGAATCGCTGTTGAAGAACCAAATGTTCCTACATTTGAGTTTACTGTTGCTAAAGTGACGTTAGTTGTCGAACCTGTTGTGCCAGTTCCAGAAACATCACCACTTAAAGTAATTGCACCAGAAATTGATGCGGTAGAAGCAACAGTGATTCTACCTTTAGCATCTACAGTCAATACAGGAACTGCGGTAGAAGAACCATAAGTTCCTGCAGTAACGCCAGATGCTGATAGTGTTAAAGCAGAAGATCCTGCACTTGAAGTTGCATCTCCAGTGAATGCTGGTAATCTTCCAGCTGCCAATGTTCCTGAAGAAATATTTGATGCATTTGTTGTATCAGTTGTAGCGGAAGCAGCGAGACCTGCAATCTTAGATGATGCGATTGCTGCAGTTGCACTAATGTCATCATTAACAATAGTGCCATTGGCAATCATTGCTGATGTAACAGTTCCTGTATCGCCAGTTGTGACGATAGTACCATCTACGTTTGGTGCTGTTAATACTCGTGTAGTACCAGATGTAATACCTGATACTTGAATTTGCATCTTTTTAGTTGCATCTGTTTCATCAACAAAATATGTTGTGCTATCAGATAAGGACTTATTTGATAAAGTCTGTGTTCCAGTTAAAGTAACAACAGTTGAATCAATACCGATAGTTACTGCAGATGATCCATTATAAGATGTTCCTGTTAATCCAGTTCCAATAGTTAATGCGTTTGTAGCAGTTGCTGTAACAGTGGTAGATCCACCAAGAGATACTGTTTGACCATTAATTGTTACAGAACTATTTGATAGTTTTGCGTTGGCGATTGAACCAGCCAACATTGCATTGGTTACAGTTCCTGTGTCACCTGTTGTAACAACAGTACCAGTAGTAGCTGGTAGAGTGATGGTTGTTGCGCCAGCTGCTGCAGGAACTTGAACAGTAACAGTTCCTGATGTAGAACCATTCAGTAGTAAAGTTTTTCCTGCTGCTAAAGCTAAGTGTTCAGATGAAGTCCAAGCTGCACTTGCCGATACCCAGTTAAATGTTTTGTCAGTAGTACCTTTAAGAGTAATACCACCACCATCAGCAGTAGCATTAGAAGGACTTGCAACAGAACCCAATTCAATATTTTTATCGTCTACTGTTAGTGTAGTAGAGTTAACAGTAGTAGTCGTTCCGTTAACAGTTAAATCGCCACTTACAGTTAAACTTCCAGCAGTTATTGCTCCTGTTGACGTGATAGCAGCAAATACTGGAGAAGAAGTAGTAGAAATATCTTGTGCAGTGGAAATTACACCAGTAGTATTACTGTATGTAATTCCAGTTCCTGCTGAAACTGAAGCACGTGCACGAGAAGTAGTGAAATATAGATTTGACGAACCTTCAGTTAAATTATCTGTAGTCTTTGCGCCAAGAGCAGCATCAAATCTATTTTGAGTATAGTAAAGATTTGTTCCTTCTGCCAAATTAGTTGTTGACTTGGCAGCAAAAGCAGAATCAAATCTGGCTTGAGTGTAATATAGATTACCACTCTCTGCAATATCTGCAGTAGTAGCATTTGAAGCTGCAGTTACAAGACCCTTACCGTTTACTGTTAGTTTGGTGAATGTTCCTACATTTGAATTAACTGTAGCAAGAGTTAGTGTTGTAGTTGTTCCAGTTGTTCCAGAACCAGAAACATCCCCAGTAAATGTTAAAGCACCTGAGATTGCAGCAGTACCTGCTAAAGTTACACGACCATATGTATCGATGGTTAAAACAGGAACTGCTGTTGAAGAACCATAAGAACCAGCAGTTACGCCAGAAGCTGCTAGAGAAACTGTAGATGCAGATGAACCATTATAAGCAGCACCAGTTAAACCAGTGCCGATAGTTAATGTTGCTAAGTTTGAGCCAAGAGCAACACCAGAAATTGTTGAGTTCGCTAGCTTAGAGTTGGCGATTGCGCCAGAAGCTACGTTACTGAAATTTACTTTTGCTAATTCATGGCCACCAGGACTGGTGCCATCATGCATATGTAAAGAGTTATTTGTGGTATTGACTGTTACTTCACCAAGGACACCTGTGAATGTACTATGTTGGCTATGTGTACCACGTCTTAATTGTATTTGGAGTGCCATTCTTTACCTTTTACGCTATAGTTCCCGCATCTACCATTGCAGACATATTTATAGACTCTGTAATTAATCCTGCATCAACAACTGGAAACCCACCACTACCAGCAACAGCTGCCCAAGATAGTACCGATCCATCGGTTGTTAAATATTTTCCTGCATTCCCAGTTTGAGATGGTAATGTGGTTCCCTGCGACCCACCTGTTAAAAGGTTTGATCCAACTCCACCGACTGCAGCAGATAAATCAATAAATGCACCACGATTTGATCCACCACTTTCAAAAATACGAACCTTATTTTGCCACACGTCAATTGTGACACTTGTGGAAATTGTTGTATTCGTTGCAGGTTTGTTTAGGGTAATCTCACCACCCTCGTCACCCGAGGAGAAATTGCTTACTAAGTTTTGCCCTGCTGTAACATTACCTGTAGCGGATAAAGATGTAAATGCGCCAGTTGATGGAGTAGTACCACCAATTGGCGTATTATTAACTGTGCTATCAGTTAGTGTTTTGTTTGTTAAGGTATCTGTGGCAGAAGATGCACCAAACAACTGTATTACGTTTGATGAATCTTTGAAATACAGTTTCCCATCGGCGTAGTTAAGTGCTAACTCGCCATAATCTAAATCTGCAGATTGTGGGATCTTTCCTAGTACGGAAGACTTTTTTAACTTAACCGTATTGGCCATTATTTACCTTAAAAAAGGACAACTCAATTTTGAAAGAGGGATAAAAATCCCTCTGTTCTTTATGCTATTTAGTATGTTCCGCCATCTACGTCGCCGTAGACTAAAGTAGTTCCATTTGACTGTAGAACTTTACCTGAAACACCAACACTTAATTTACTTAGAGTAGAAGCACCAGAAGCAACCAACAAATCACCAACAGAGTAACTTGATACGCCAGTACCACCATACCCTGCACCAATAGTAGTTCCATTCCAAACACCAGTGGTAATAGTACCTAAAGTTGTAATAGAAGATTGACCAATATAAGTTGATGCGATGTCAATACTATCAGCATTGACAGTAATTCTGTTTGCAGTTCCAACTACATCAACAACACCACCAGTGAATGTTAAACCAGCACCAGCAACAGTAGAAGCTAGAGTTACAGTGTCTGCAACGATTGCGATACCAGTTCCAACTTGTACGTCAAATTGGTTACCATTCTTGATAAGACCAGCACCAGCAGCAATATTGTTGGTGATTGAGAATAAACCGAATGTTAATGGAGAAGTTCCAACTGTTAGTGTTCCAGTTGAAGTTAATACCCATCCAGTTGCTGCTTGAGTATTACCTTCTTCAACGAAAGTAAATAAACCAGAAGTAACTTCAGCGTTTGCGTCTGCATCTGATGCACGAGACCAAGATCCGTTCGCAACAACGTAAATACCGTTTTGAGAAGCAGTAGTTTGGTCTTTAACAAGAACACGATCACCAGAAACAACAGCGATTCCATCAATCGTCTGAGTTCCAGAAAGAGTAATATTTCCTGTAGTTGTTACACGAACTGACTGTTTAACATCAAGACCAGAACGAGCAGCATCAACATAGTTCTTAGTTGCAGCGTCTTGAGGGTTTACTGGATCAGCAAGACCAGTAATAGTATTACCACTCATTGCTAAGTTAGAACTTAGCGTAGTAGCTCCAGATACAGTTAATGTGCCAGCAATCGCTGTATTACCTGATGTTGCAGCTACTGTAAACTTGTTTACGTTAATTGCTAAGTCGCCAGTTAAACCTAATGTACCAGCAATTTGAGCATTACCTGATGTAGCATTGACAGTAAACTTATTAGTACCAACGTCAAAGTTTCCTAGTGAAGAAACTGTGCTAGAGAAAGTAGCAGCACCAGTTACATCAAGAGTTGTAGAGAAATTACCTGCTGTAGCATTTAATGCAGCAAGATTGGATACTCCAGAAACACCAAGAGTTCCAGCAATCGCTGTATTACCTGATGTGGCAGCTACTGTAAACTTATTAGTTGCAATAGAGAAGTTGCCATCAACATTGGCAGTACTTGCGAAAGTGGCAGCACCAGTTACACCAAGAGTTGAACCTAATGTAGTCGCTCCAGTAACACCTAAAGTATTACTTAAGTTTGTAGCACCAGTTACGGCTAAAGTTCCTGCAACAGAAGTGTTTCCAGAAGCTGCAGTAACAGTAAACTTGTTTGTATTGACAGCGAAGTCGCCAGTAGATGATAGGGTGCTAGAGAAAGAACCAGTTGTAGCACTTAATGCTGCTAGAGTTGTAGCACCTGTTACACCGAATGTTCCACCAACAGTTGCGTTACCTGTTACAGAAGCAGAAGCAAGAGTCGATGCGCCAGCTGCTAAAGATCCATTAAGTGTTGTATTGCCAGTGACTACTAGAGTTCCACCAACAGAAGCATTGTTGCTAATAGTTGCTGATGAAAGAGTAGAAGCACCTGCAGATAATGTTCCAGTAATAGAAGTATTACCGTTTGCAGTATCAACTAAGAACTTGGTTACTGGTGTTGCAGCACCATCAGTGATGCGGAAGTATTCAGTTGCAGGAGTTGTTGAACCAGATAGAGTTAAACCTTGATTAAACTGTACGCTACCGATATTTAAGTCAGTACCAGCGATACTTAAATTTCCACCAATATACACATCGCCAGCAATACCAACACCACCATCAACAACTAATGCACCTGTAGCGGTGCTAGAAGAAGCAGTAGTCGCATTAATATTAACTGTTGCAATTTTAGATTCAATGTCTAGACTATCTGTGTCTAGAGCCATGGCAAGAGTGCCATCTGTATAGAATCTTAGAGTGTCATCAGAAGCACCTGGAGAAGATTCTGCAGTAATGTATGTTAATCCATCAACAGAACGAACACCACCTAGTGATGACCAGTTGGAACCTGAGTATCCTTCAAAAGAACTTTGATCTGTATTGAAACGAATTGCACCAGCGTAAGCAGGAGTAGTTCTTTGTGCT